GTTCATGATAATACAGGATTTCAATAGGTGTAGGATAAAGGACTGGAAACTGTCCAACTCCAGTTGTATGAGATGGGAGGCCGGCAAGTTGGATTACCTCTGGACCGAGTTCCGAGATAGGTCAGCACAGATCATGCAACAGAATCATGGAGACCAAGACTGGATAACGAAAAGGGCCAGGACAGACATCAACTGGTGGCCACAAGAGTGGATCAGATCATACAAGTGGGAGATGGTGGGTCTCAAGGACACTAAATTACTGACCAAGGACGGAAGAAAATGGTTCAGGACACCGGCCAAGATAGAACCAGGCAACAAGGTGGCCGTGTTCCATGGTCTTCCAAACCCCATGGAGTGTGCGGACAAGTTCGTGGAGGACAACTGGAGATGATGCTTGATTTTCCTATAGAAAAAATAGCACTGAAGATCAAGAGTGTCGGTACCTCCGGTGTGTATGTGTGGCTCAATGGTAAAGAAATAAAATTCCAGGATGTGCTGAGTGTGGACAAAGAGTACCTAAGTGATGATAATCACATTGTACTGAAACACCACAAAGCAGATCCGGGAGACGAGCAGTCCTACACAGAGGTGGAATATTTCAAGATAAACGATCAAGACTTCACTGATGAGTTCAAAAAGATAGAATTCTCAGTGGATGAAAAAAATCACAAGGTGACCAACAGTACCTTGCCTAACAACTGTTACTTTGGTTACACGGGTGTGTTGGATATGAGGATAACACAGACCACCGACAAACTTAAAAGAGCGGCATGGCTGTTGGCCAACGATCATTTCCAGACCATAAAGGAAAATGTAAGGGGTTATGCCCCCAGAGAAAAAACATTCAGACAGGTGTATGACGATGCACGAACTATGTTCAACGGATGCGTGGCACCCGTTATCAAAGAAATCGACGATTTCGTAGGTGAGATCAAAATAAAAGATGTCAAGGACTACATAGATTTTCAAAAGGCAAGAGCAGATATTGAAAGATGGATTGGTGAGTCAAAAAGGTTGAAATTGAGTAACCTAGAACTATTTGATAATTTTACCTACGGTGCGGGAAATGTCAATTTTTTGGAGTCTTTCCTAAACCGCACGGACGAGGTGTATCTCGCAGACAAGTATTACTACTATCTGGGTGAAGTGACTAGACAAAAACAAATAAAATTCAAGAACTTCTTCGATGGCATAGAGGAAAATTCAAGGGTACTTGTGGAATTCCCGAATCCATGGCACTCCAATGAGGAGATGCTTGAGATCATAAACGAGGCGAGGGATAAAAATTGCTACATCGCAGTAGATCTCATATGGTGCCCGGCATCCACGAGGAACATAGACATAGACCTATCCATGTTCGATGAAGTGTATTTCAGCATGAACAAGGCATGGCCCCTACAACACATAAGACCAGCATGGCGATGGTCCAAAGAGAAAATACACGATTCCAGTACTTTCCAACATGATTGGAACTACGTTCAGAAACCACAACCAAATATTTTTCTTAAATGTATCGAGAGGTTTTCTCTGGATCACACGTATGAATTTTGGAAAAATGACTGTGACAAGATAAGAAAGGTGTTCGATCTACGTGAGACAGAGGTCATGTGGTTCACGCTAAAAGATGGGTTCAACTATGAAGAATTTAAAAAGCACACCAGCGAACACTACAGCATCGGTGATTTCGTGTGTATACGTAAACTGCTGGATCACAAGGACGAGTATTTTTGGTGATGGGGAAATCATTTGGAAAAGTTCGAGTCAAAAGAGTCAGTCCCGGTCTTGACGAAGTTCCGGAAGATTGCGGATACATGAAGAAGTTCCGCTTCAACATAGACATGAATTCCAACGGTATAATGGGTGACTGCATAGAATGGTGTCAGATCAACTGCGAAGGCAAGTGGGGCTGGTGGTTTGAACCCAGTGGAGAGATAGAGAATCCCAAGAACCATTGGGAGGACCAGAATGCCTATATGAGTTTCCAGAAGAAACGAGATGCCTCACGCTTCTGGCTGGCAGTCGGTGTCAACAACATGGGCAACAAGGATAGATAATTAACAGTATGAAACTTTTTGAAATCACAGACGTTGCAAGACTACAGATGGAGAAATTACTCAAGAAGAATCCAGACAAGTGGGCGGTTTCACTGATTGTCAATGGTGGTGGATGTGCGGGCTTCAAGTATGAATGGAAGTTCATAGACAGCAAGGACGATGTGAGCAAGGACGACTACACAGAGGAATGGGAGGGTGGCAGGTTCGTTGTGGATGAAATGTCATTGCTCTATGTGTCCGGAACCAAGATTGACTGGAAGGAGGAACTGTTTGGCTCACAGTTCGAGATATCAAATCCCAACTCAACTTCCGCATGCGGTTGTGGTGAATCATTTGGTGTGTGATGGACACAGCATTCGTTATAGGTAACGGTGAATCAAGAAAAATATTTCCAATAGAGACACTGAAGGAGCAGGGTGTGGTGTATGGATGTAACGCCATCTACAGAGATCATCCCAAACTGTGTGATCACATAGTGGCGGTGAACCCTCCCATGTACGAGGAATTGAAACAGTGGCACGATGCCACAGACCAGAGCACACAGATACACGGCATAGAGGACATCAGCCGTTGGAACTACATCTGTGACGGAGATCGCGAGACAGACTGTCCACGTGGTCTAAAACTCTACAGGATATGGCGTGGAGGGAACCCCAAGAAGGGCGGCCGGATCAAAACCGAGGACTTCTCCAACAACCGAGGTTCAGGCTGTTCAGCGGTGCTGATGGCGGCAGAGAGTGGCATCAAGAACGTGGTGATCCTGGGATTCGACATCCTGGGCGCACAGCAGTGGGAGATGCCGGAACCCAGTAGGATACAGAACAACATCTACAAGAACTCCGCCAACTATCCCGACAGGCAGAGCATGAAGGCCTATCTCAAGTACGAATGGATGTACCAACTGAGGCAGACTTTCCGTAGGTTCCCAAGCACAAATTTCTACTTTATAAATCGAAGAGAATACCTCGAAGGCAACACTTTCCTGCGTTGGTACTTCGATCAACCAAACATAAAGTCGGGCATATACGCTGACCTACAGAGATGGATCACGGGTAGACGCGATGACATCCAGTGGATGAGATTATAGATCACACTTCTTACAGAAGTGCTTGTGAACTTTTTTGATCCTGTCAGGGTCTATCATGTTCTTGGGCTTTTTGAATGTGTCTCCACAGGTGTCACACCTGAAGATGTACATGATGTTGTTGCGACGCACGGTGTGGCAAACACCCAGTTTGCTCTCCCTCTTGAACAGTTTGAGGGTCTTCTGCGTCTCTATGAACATAATATTATTTAATAAATACGCATAACACATTATGGCTAGATTAACTATAGACACAGGAACAGCAGGAAATCCAGCGACGGGCGACACTTTACGCACGGCGATGACCAAGATCAACACCAATTTCGCGGAGTTGGCGGGTGACCTACAGATGTCGGGCAACACACTACTCAGTGCTGACACCAACGGAAACATCATACTGGATCCAAACGGGACAGGACAGGTACAGGTCAACGCAGACAGATTGGTTATAACAACCACTAAGACACCAACAGCGACGGGTGCCACAGGCGACGTGGCGGGTTCCATCAGTTGGGACGCGACCAACCTATACATCTGCACTGCCAACTATGACGGTTCCACTGCCATCTGGAAGAAACTAATACTACAGGCGATATAAAATGGCGAAACAGACGATTGACCTAGGTACATTGGGCGGTGCCGACGGTACCGGTGACAGCATCAGGACCGCGGGCGCCAAGATCAACAACAACTTCACGGAGCTGTACGCCACCAGCGCGGTGCAGTCGCACATCGGCATAGTCCAGAACAACATCAGTTCAACACTGAGCAACGCGGACATAGTGCTGAAACCGGCGGGAACCGGTTCCATATCGTTCCCTGCCATAAGATTCAACGACAACAACATAGAGGCCATCCGTAGTAATGATTTTATAAAACTCGTACCAAACGGCACGGGTTCGGTCATAATAGATTCTTTACAAATCAAAGATGCTTCGATCAGTACCAGCCAGAGCAATGATAGTTTACAAATATCCACATCTGGTACAGCACAGGTCACTATAGATTCATCACTGACCGTTGACTCAAACATCAACATCAAGGACAATGTGATCAAGACAACTTCGACAAATTCGGACATGGTCCTATCACCGGCGGGAACAGGATCAATAAAAATATCAAACATAGACATGAACGAGGGCACTGTTGACAGTACAGTGATTGGGTCGGCAACCGGCACCGCCGGTACATTTACAACAATTACAACTGATTCTTTGAGCACAACAGGTGTACAAATTACTGACAACACGATTTCCGCCAACCAGAGCAATGCCAATCTAGAATTGGAGGCCAATGGTATCGGCTACATCAAGATCAACGGAATAACACTTCCGCACGTTGATGGTAACAGTGGACAGGTGTTAAAAACGGACGGTGCAGGACAGTTGGATTGGTTCACCTCTCCCATACTTTTTGATCAAACCCACATCGACGATGCCACTGCCACAGTCTTGGGTAGTAATTCTTCCGCTCAGGTAGTGGATACATGGGACGCCAACACGTACAGGAGCGTGAAATACCACCTGCAGGTATCAGACGCCACGGCGGACAGGTACAGGTTGATAGACGCCAACGTCACGCATGACGGTGTGACAGCCTACATCAGCGTTTTCGGTGGCGTGGACAACGGTGACGGCGACGGATCCAGCGTGTATGACACCATAGATTTCACGGCGGACATTTCGGGCGGCAACGTTAGGTTGCTAGGAACAGTAAATAACACAAACAACCAAGTTATTAAACTGGTGAGGAGACCCATAAAGGTATAACATGGCATACAACGCATTAGAGCTAGGTGGATCAGCAAACGACGGAACAGGTGATCCGTTAAGAACAGCGATGGATAAAGTGAACATCATGTTCACTGAAATTTATGCATCTCCTTTATTCACCGAGGATATAACAATAAGCGGAAATGAGATCAGGGCCAATAGGTCCAACGATGATCTAGTTTTCGCACCATCTGGAACTGGCGCAATATCCATGCCGGCCATCAGGATCAACGACAACAACATAGAGGCTACCAGGACCAACGATTCAATTAAATTGATTCCAGGTGCTTCTTCATCGGTACACATAGACAGTCTAAGGATCAGCGACAATCGTATAACCACAGTCACTAACACAGACCTCGAATTGAGTGCTAATGGTACAGGTGAAGTTACAATAGACTCAGGAGTGACCATAGACTCCAACATAAACATCAAGGACAACGAAATCAAAACGACACAGACCAATTCAGACCTTGTCATATCACCCTCAGGCACTGGGCAGGTGGTTATCGGCAAAGCAGACATCAACAGCGGTACCATAGACAACACAGTGATTGGCGGCACCACGCCGTTGGCTGGTACTTTCACGACAGTCACGGCGACAACCTCTGCTGTGACAGACGGGGTCACAATACAAGACAACCAGATTTTCACCAACCAATCCAACGCTGACCTGGAACTGTCAGGCAGTGGCACAGGAACTGTCAAGATAAGTGGATTTGCTTTCCCAACCGCAGACGGAACTACAGGACAGTTCATAAAGACAGATGGGTCAGGCCAATTAGGGTTCGCCACCGCCAGTGCTACTCTGAACCACTCGGACATCAATGACAACACAACTGCTTCTACCCCTTTAGCGGCATCAACCACAGGCACGATGGACACATTCAGCACATCCGCTTATCGTAGCGCCAAATATTTTATTTCTATATCAGATGCCACAACCGATAGATACGAGATAGTGGAGGCCAACGTCATACACGGTCCAAGCGCGGATAGTACCACAGAGGCATACATAACCGTTTTTGGATCCACAACAAATCACAGTTCACCTTTGGCCACATTTACAGTGGACATACTGAACGAAGAAGTTAGATTAAGAGCTACGAATAATTCTTCTAACCAATTGATATTCAAGTTCCAGAGGACATTGATAGACTTGTAACATAAAGTAGTGTAGACTACTAATAACTTTAGATGAGAAGAACCAATCACAGTAGACAACATCACAGATCACCGCGGTCAGAGATAGCACGGCTGGAGGAACAGCTCAAGCGTGCCACTGATCCCGTGGATCGTGAGGGCATAAGACAGCACATAGAACACTGGCAACGCACCCAGAACGACAGGCGCTGATCTCCAATAAATACCCGTGTAAGGAGTAAGATTCAATGGCAATACCGGTGTGGACGACCACGGCAGGCAAACTAGGAACTTTCAATGAGGAGGATAGCTCTTCATTCCAACTCAACGCGACCAATGCCACATCATTTTCCTTAATTGCAGGTAGCCTTCCAAGCGGAATGAGACTGACATCATCAGGCTTAATTACAGGAGTGCCAGCACAGGTTGCCAAGAGAACTCTTTACACTTTCGTCGTGCGTGCAACAGACGGTTCCTTGATCACGGACAGGACTTTCTCGATAGACATCGAGGGACAGGACGCACCAGTTTTCACAACAGCGTCAGGACAACTACAACTGGATGATTCCACACGTGTGGGACTGTACTGGGTATTGGACGGCGAGTATGTGAACTTCCAGTTCCAGGCCACTGACACGGACACGAGGTTGGGAGGGGAGATCAAATTCGAGGTTATTTCAGGAATACTGCCTCCGGGACTGACCCTACGAGAGGACGGATTGCTCTCGGGCACATGCCAACTCACGGATGACTACTTTGAGGATTCGACTAGGCAGATAGCGATGACCTTCCCTATAACGGTTAGGGTCAGTGACAGTACTTCGGTCACAACACAAGAAAATTCGATCTACGTCTACTCTGCGGCATACTGGAACGTGAACAATCCAAACATCACCGTAGACATGACCGAGATCAATGGATTCCCCATCACCATGGATCACACTTCACAGAGGAGACCTGTGTTCCTCACGGACGGCAACCTAGGCACTTTCAGGCACGACAACCAGATGGTGATCAAGATAGATGTGGATGACGCTGATTCCACGGGAAACGATCTTGTGTATTCTAAAGTGGGAGGCACACTGCCCACGGGTCTACAGGTTGATCCCAACTCCGGAGAAATATATGGCTATCTACCCAGACAGGGTGAGGTAACGCAGGACTACACATTCATAATCAGAGCCAACAGGACCATGCCTACTGGCCAGAACGTTTACTCAGACAAGACTTTCACAATGACCGTGCTGGGAGAGATAGACATAGGTGTCACATTCACCACCCCAAGGAACGTGGGCACACTCACGGCCGACATACCTAGCACACTGTCCATACAGGCAGTGGCGGACGAAGCCAACAGGGTCCTATCATATTCTGTGACAGGAGGCGCACTGCCGACCGGAATAACCCTGTCACCACTGGGCAACCTGGTGGGAACCATAGACCCCAGTGACTTCACGGACTCCACGAGGACCTTCACGTTCACCGTGACAGTGAGTGACCAGTACCAGGAATCCGCGGCCACCAAGGAATTCACGATCACTATCAACATACCCTACACCACCATTGAGTATGGTAACATGATGGGACACGCAACATCATTCATCGACCAGAACATATTCTACAACATAGCACAGGATCCCAACATCAACTCACCGGAAGAGATCTATCGTCCAGAGGACTCAAACTTCGGTATGAAACTGAGACCGGAGATGCTGATGATGGCGGGCGTGGAGGCGCAGACGCTGACCACGTTCCAGAACCAGATGGAGTTGAACCACGCACCCATAACATTGTGGTTCGGAGACATCAAGACAGCGGTGGCCAAACAGAGCGGAACGGTGCTGTACGAAGTGGTGTACATCGACATGGTAGACCCTTTCGTGAACAACGACGGAGTGGAGACAGGTGCCACAACCATCAGGCCCAACGCCGTGGAGAACATGAGGGACAGGATCAAGGCGCTGGGACATGACGAGTGGACTTTCTTGCCACTGTGGATGAAGACCGAGCAGGCGGGCGCAAAAGGACCACTGGGCTACATCAAAGCGGTGCCCATACTGTACTGCAAACCAGGCACTTCTGCCAAGTTCAAGAAGAGGATAGAAGATTTGAAATTAGAATTCAAGAACATAGATTTCATCATAGACAGGTACACTGTCAGCAAGAGCAAGGTGTCACCGACTTCTTTCACTGGTGACGGATCAACATTGTCATTCCAATTGAACGAGATAGTACACGAAGAAGATATTTTGGTAAAAGTGAATAGTACCACACAGACACGTGATGACACCGGCGATGGTACAGATTACCATCTCACACACGACGTGGACAATCAACGAACCACTATTGTCTTTAACGTCGCATCAGTACCCGCAAACGGAGATGTCGTCAGGGTGGAGAGATTGAACGATAAATATCTAAGATTTAGGGACATAACATAATGGCAAGCAACATAGTACCAGGAAACATAGACGGCACATATCCGGTGGCCGGACAGGACAACAGTTCACAGGGCTTCAGGGACAACTTCAACGCGATCAAGAACAACTTCACGGAAGCCAAGACCGAGATAGAGGCGCTACAGTCGAACAAGGCCAATCTCAACGCTTCGAACGATTTCTCCGGCAATCTTATCACGGATGCCGAGCTCAAAGACAACTCAGAGACGGTGTACGCACATGGTCTTAAGGACGGAACTATCACACTAAACCATGAGAACGGACACTACCAGACCCTGACAACATCTGGGACTATCACATTAGAATTTTTAAACCTACCAGCCACAGGCAAACTGGGCAGGATCATACTGGACGTTAATGTAGCATCAACGGCACACACAATAACCATACCCAGCGCAGTGTTGGTGGCAGGAAATGTGTCAGGCGGTGACGGCAGTTCAGACACAATCACTGTGCCCACTTCAGGCAGATACCTTTATGAATTCATGTCACCAGATTCGGGCACGACAATACTGATGCACCAGTTGGGCAACAACTACATCTAATAGGAGGTAGTGATGTATTTCCATCCATTACAAGAAGAGATAGCAAACATGAGCGAGGAGGATATCTCCAAGCGCATCAAGGAACTTTCAAGGAAGGTCGCGATCGCGAGGCGTGGAAGGAATCCTGAGATGCTGGCCAACCTACAACAGGCACTCATGACCTACCAGAACGCCATCCGAGAGAGAAGGATCGAGGAGTGGCACAAGAACAACAAGAAATTGAGGAACGAGCCAGACCTAGGCGACCTGATAAACATGGAATAGTAAATATTCCTGATGTCAAGCAGTTTCACTTGGAAGACCCGATTCAAATCAATAATCATAGTCGATGGTGAACTTTTCCCCAACGAATACAAGGTAGAGATATCACTGACTCCCCATACAGCGGACCTCAAGGAACAGACCGCGTACTTCGACAGGCTCAAGAACCTGTTCGAACAGGTATTCGCCAACACCGTGACGACCTGGCGTGAAGAGAAACTGTATTCTGTTTTAAGGAAAAACAGCACCAACAGGTTCATTGAATTACCAAGACCACCCTATGACCAGATCATGGCCGCGGTTTGCTATTGTAAAGCCAACAGCATATTAGACAGCAAGATCATCATAGACCGGATAGCATTGAGCTCATGGCAAGGGGATGGTATTACCTACACGGTTGACAAGGACAGCAATGAGCTTATACTGTTAGATAGGCCTGACTGGTTCTCGGAGAAATACAGCAATTTCGATCCGTGGTGGTTGAGGCCAGACACGGCTACATATGATGAGGAACTTGACAAGGGCATATACACAGGACACTTCAGTTGGAACAACCAACGGATCTCCGTTGACAAACAGCACCAGGAACATGCTAAAATATTCGAGTTCAACCCAAAGGTGCTAGATGGCGGAAAAGACAAAGACAAATGAACACGGTGATGTAATCTTCTCGGAAGAGGATGCCATCGATTTGCTTTACAAAGATCCAGAGTTCGACATCTCGAAACTATTATTTGACGACACTACCAAGTACAACAAATCACTTAAAGATTTAGGGATTGACCTACCTATGATATACGCAGTGCCCGAAAGAGTACCCCTGGAAGAGTTTGATAGACACAATATCGATCGTTGGCACATGCCAAGTCAGTATTATAAGATCGACGTATTAGAATGGTTATTAGAGAAATGTCAAAACGATGAAGAACGACAGAGGGTACAACTGGAATATTCACTGTTTGAGAAAAAGCAATTCATAAGAGTGCTACAGTTCTTGATATACTTCGTGGACACACTCAGGGCCAACAACATAGTGTGGGGGGTTGGTAGGGGATCCAGCGTGGCCAGTTTCTGCCTGTTCCTGATAGGTGTACACAAGATCAATCCCATGTTGTACAATTTGGACATCACCGAATTCCTGCGATGATAAGTAATTTATAATAGGAGCATATTAAGATGGTAGCAAGACCCACAAGAAAAAGAATGTACAGGACCATGCAAGGCAAAATGGTCGACATAGAGAAACTGAGAGCGGCCAATGAATCCGTACAAGCAGTTGGAAATATGAATGTCAACGCTCGTGGAGACGTTCTAGGACCAAGTGGACAGATCGTAACCAAGAAAGAAACAATAATAAAGAAATATTACGAACAACCCAGGGGCATGGTGGATGACACACCATCCAGAGCCAAAACCGCGCCAGCACTAAAGACTCCGCCAAAACAGAACGTTCAAACAATGACCCCCGTCACAAAGACAGAGATCAGGAAAGTGGAACCTAAACCGGAACCGGTCGTGGCACCCAAAGTAGCAGTGGAACCTGAACCATCACCGGTCGAGACATTCAAACCCAAGACAGAGAGCACGGAAAAAAAAGGCATCGACGCGGCTCTTGACGGACTAGAATAAATCCGCTATAATACTTCTATATGGGACAGATAGAAGACTTACAATCAAAGGGATTCGGATCACACGGCGGCAAGCAGTACACCGTTGACTACGACATAACACCACTCAAGAAGCGTGTGTTGGTATCAGACATGCACTTCGGTCAGACACGATCAAAAGGCGGCATCATCCTCATAGACGATGACGGATCAGCGGATGGCATACACCCCAGATGGGCCAAGGTCTACGCAGTGGGCAAGGAACAGGAAGACGTCACCGTGGGACAATGGGTCATGGTCGCACACGGCAGATGGAGCCGGGCGTTCAAGGTCAAGAAACAGGGCACGGAACTGGAGGTCAGGATGATCGACGAGAATGACATCCTACTGGTATCAGATGACGAGCCAGAACAGAACAGGCACAAGGCCGGATACGTGAACACGGGTGGTATGCGACAGATGACATCACTGCCTGGCAATGACTAAGATAAAAATCAAAAAAATAAAAGTTGAAATAGAGAAACTGGTCACTATGGCCGAGATGGGACTTGGTGCGGAACGACCTCTCAACAAGGAAAAGCGTGGTTGGATAAACAAACTCAAGAAGGACGGTGCATGGGATCCGATACTGGTCACGCCCATCAAGGATTCAGGATACTACCTGCTCACGGACGGATGGCACAGAGTACAGGCCGCCAAGGCATTGAAACGCAAGAACATGAATGCCCTGCAGTTGCCAGCGGACGTGGGACTGAACATGGCCAAGGCCAACAAGATCTTGCGTGACATCGACAGGGAACACGGCTTCCGACTGCACTGTAGCGACATCATAGGACACTGGGCCATGATGGAAACACTGCTTGAAGAATAAATTTGTTGACCTTTAGAGAACAATCATATATATTTTCATTATGCTTAACTGCGAATCCTTCGCAGAGTGAAGAGTCCAAACACCGGCATGGCTCAGACATTAACTAGGCACCGGCAAATTCCACGTTAAACCTCCAACGTCTAAAAGGGGGAACAATTTAACAAGGAGTTAGTATGAGCTTCATACACGATCCCTACTACGACGAAACACCAACACACGATAGAATCAAACCCAAGCAACTGGTCAAGATACCCTATGACTTCACCCAACACGGAGTATCACCGCTGGACGAATACATAAGGCTCAGCCCGGCCCTGGACTTCCTGAAGAACACAGGTTGTCTGGTCACGATGCTTTACAGCACACATGCTCTTTTCTACTGCGACTGTGCCAGGCACCTAGAAAAGGTAAAACAGACATGGTCTGACAGCATGGCCTACTTTCCCTTGGTCATGTTCGAGGAGCACATGATGAAACTGAAGAGGAAGAAAGTGGCGAAGGTCACCAAGAAGCCAACGAAGCTCAAGCAGTTGTTGGATGAACTGCACAGCAACCCGGACTACAAAGTGACCTACAAGGCGACGGACGAAAGTTCGAGACAACGTGCGGAGGACATCCTGAAACTGATCAGGAACAGACAGAAAAAGAGAGGAGATGACAATGAGTAAGGACTACTACGAGACGCTCAAGGAACAGATACTGAAGAGGCTAGAGAACTACGACATATTTGAAGTGATAGAGATGGCCGCACACCAAGGGATAACCTACGAGCAGATGTATGGACACCACTCGGAGTTCTCATCAGAGGACATGATCAGTGCCAATTCACTGAGTTTCCCCATCTTGGTCATGGACACCCTGGACGATATCAAGGGCAAAAAAATTCCAAAAATTAAGTTGGACTAGACAGATCACAAATATCTGTTATAATACGAGTATGGTAAAACGTTTTGGTTTCTGTTGCAAATGGCTCAATGATGAGTCGGAGTTTGGCGGCATGAAAGTCAACGCCAAGGACCGGGATCTCAACGGCAGGAGCACCACGATGCGTTGGCTCCGTGAACACCGGGACGAGGCCGAACAGCGACAGTGGGATATCATGACACACAACACTACGGCCGCACGTAGATTGATAGAACGTGTGGGCACACTGCCACCTGAAAGAAGGATGGTGAGGCTGGGTTCAGAGATGCTACAGGGCTACACCGAGAAGGACTGGAAGTCGTGGTGGCAACAACGGGACATACAGGATCATCTACAGAATTTGTTCGCGCCCGTGGGCGAGATGGCAAGGAAACTAGATGTTAAAGTAAGTTTCCATCCAGGACAGTTCTGTGTGCTGGCATCAGACACACCAGATATAGTTGACAGAAGCATAGAAGAATTCGAGTACCATGCGGACATGGCCAGATGGATGGGTTTCGGCCAGACATTCCAAGACGGTTGCAAGATAAATGTACACATCTCGGGTCGTCAAGGACCAGACGGCATACGTCGAGCACTACCGAAACTTTCCCAAGAAGCGAGGAACCTCATAACCATCGAGAATGACGAGATGGGACACGGACTCGAGAAGAGTTTAGAATTAGAAAAAGATCTAGCACTGGTGCTGGACATCCATCATCATTGGATCAGAGACGAGGAATACATAGAACCCACGGACGACAGGGTCAAACGTGTGATAGATTCGTGGCGTGGTGTGAGACCCAGTATGCACTACTCTTATTCGAGAAATGAGCATCTAGAGGTGGCAGGGCTTGGTGAGAAGACTCATACAGAAATGCATGACATCCGGATGTTGTTGGAGCGTGGTTGTAAGAAACAGAAACTGAGGGCACACTCGGATCTATTACCAAATAGAGCGGTAAATGATTGGGCACTCTCATTCTCGGAGAACTTCGACATACAGGTAGAGGCAAAAGGTAAGAACATGGCCTCGGAACAATTATATAGACAAGCCAAGGAAACTTCTGTAATATAACACATATGAAAGATTTATGGGTAGAAAAATACAGGCCTAAGACTCTGAAAGAGTACGTGGTCAGAGATGAGGCACAACGACAACAGATACAATCTTGGATCGACGACAAAGCGATCCCACACTTGTTATTGAGTGGTGCACCAGGGGTTGGAAAGACCACACTAGCCAAGGTGTTGTTTGCGGAACTGGATGTTTCCAGTTATGACATCCTGGAGATAAATGCTTCAAGAGAAAACAGTGTTGACACGGTGCGGGAGAAGATCAACAACTTCGTACAGATAATGCCATTTGGTGCGTACAAGTATGTGTTGCTGGACGAGGCGGACTACATGAGTCCGAACGGACAGGCCGCACTGCGTGGCGTGATGGAGATGTATCACACGTCAGCGAGATTTATTTTAACCTGTAACTATCCCAACAGGGTGATCCCGGCACTGCATTCAAGATGCCAGGGCTTCCACATGGAGACCATCGACAAGACCGAATTCACGGCCAGGACAGCGGAAATACTGATCCAGGAGGGAGTCACTCCAGACATCGAGGTACTGGACACTTATGTGAAAGCGAGTTATCCGGATCTGAGGAAGTGCATCAACATGCTACAACAGAATGTTCGAGATGGACGACTGATGCCACCGGCCACAGGTGATTCTGGACAACAGGATTACAGACTGCAGATGGTAGACTTGTTCAAACAGGGCAAGATACAGGAGGCCAGAAAACTGGTTTGTGCCCAGGCCAGACCCGAGGAGTGCGAGGAGATATACAGATGGCTGTATGACAACCTGGAGATAATATCCAAAGATGAGGACGCACAGGACAAGGCGGTGCTAATTATTAAGCAGGGATTAGTGGACCACTCATTTGTTGCTGATCCTGAAATAAATTTAGCAAGTGTGATGATAAAACTAGCAAGGTTACAAAATGGGTAGCAAACACAACAAGAAAAGATTCTTCTGCGTGAAGTACATAATAAAGGCAGACAAGAAGTTCGACG